ACCGGAAGTTATCATTTGTGTGAACTCGTTTATGTCTATTAATGTTTCTTTTTTGGCTATAGGATTTGGTATACGATCTTCCCCTATGATTTTCAGCCAACGATATATTACACTATGTGCTTTATTGTATTTTTTTACCAGAAGACTTGCTTGTAGTGTACCTAATTTCTTTAGTTCAAGTACAGTATCAGCAAAGTCTTCCGGTAGTGGAGTATCAACTCTTCCCCTTGTCAACTTCAAGGTAGTTTGCGATTCCACAAACAATACACCAGAGAGAATTGATAGAAATGAGTTCTGGGGTGATATCTACATCAAGCCAACTCGCTCTATTAACTTCATTCAGCTACAATTTACGGCTGTTAGGACTGGAGTAGAGTTCTCTACAGTCGTTGGTAGATTCTAATAAATACTAGAAATAGGAGAAACAACTAATGGCTTTCAATATCAACGAATTCATCGGTAGAGGTCTAAACAAGGGAGGGGCTCGTCCCTCCCTCTTCGATGTAGTCATGACATTCCCAGCAGATCTTGGTGATTCTGGTAATGTCGGAATCGAGGCTCTAGAAAAGCTCCGCTTTACCTGCAGAGCTTCATCTATTCCAGCTTCAACTATCGGTGAAGTCCAAGTTCCATACTTTGGTCGCCAAATTAAGTTAGCAGGTGACAGAGTATTTGCTAACTGGTCAGTAACAGTTATGAACGATGAAGACTACCTAGTTCGTAACGCATTTGAAATCTGGCACAACAGCATCAATACTATTGTATCGAACATCAAGACTTCAACATCACCAAACGATTATAAGAGCGCCACTGCCACAGTGACTCAGTACTCCAAGGATGGTGGTCCAATCAAGTCCTATGACTTCGTCAATATTTTCCCGCTCAATCTTGAAGAGATGGGTCTTGACTGGGATGGTACTAATCAGATTCAAACTTTTGGTGTTACGTTCGCTTACGACTACTGGCTACCAAGAGACCTCAACGGAGCCGACATCATGAATGTGAACGCAGTATAATCTAGTTTTCAGAAAGTATTATTATGAAAATTTTTGGCTTTGAGATTAAACGAAAGACAGAGGAGGATCCAAATCCCTCCTTTGTCCAACGCGACTTGGACGATGGTGCTTTACAAGTAGCTGCAGGTGGATCATACGGCACCTACGTTGACTTGGATGGTACTGTTAGAACTGAAGCTGAACTTGTCACTAAGTACCGCGAAATGTCCTTACAGCCGGAAATTGATACAGCAGTTGATGAGATCGTTAATGAATTAATGTCAGTAGATGAAGAAGTTATCGTTGACATTAATCTTGACGATCTTAAAGGTATTCCCGAGCGTGTCAAAAAGGCTATTCGTGACGAGTTTGAAAATACTTTAGCGCTTCTTAATTTCAACAAATTTGGCTACGAAACTATCAGGCGCTGGTACATTGACGGTAGACTATACTATCACGTAGTTATTGATCCTAAAAATGTGAAAGATGGAATCAAAGAACTTCGTTACGTCGATCCGCGCAAAATTAGAAAAATCAGGGAAGTAGCACGAAAAAGAGTTCCTGGTGGTCTAGAAAGTGGTGATTCCTCTATTCCAAAGACACAGAACGAATATTTCATCTTCAATGACAAAGGTTTCAACTATGGTAATAAAGCCGTAGGACCTTCTACTACAGGTCTGAAGATTGCTAGAGATTCAGTCATTCATGTGACTTCCGGCCTAACGGATACAAATGGTACTATGGTTCTTGGTTACTTACACAAAGCAATCAAGGCCATGAATCAGCTTAGAACACTCGAAGATGCTCTAGTCATCTATAGACTAGTTAGAGCACCAGAACGTAGAATCTGGTACATCGACGTTGGTAATCTACCTAAAATCAAAGCTGAACAACACGTCCGTGATATCATGGTTCGACATAAGAATAAGCTGAACTATGATGCCGGCACCGGTGAAATATCCGATCAGCGTAAGTTCATTACTATGTTGGAAGATTTTTGGCTCCCCAGAAGAGGGGACGGAAATAGAGGAACGGAAGTAACTACTTTACCATCCGGACAAACACTAGGCCAGATGGACGATGTCTTATATTTCCAAAAGAAACTCTATCAGACTCTCAATGTCCCCGTCAATCGTCTGAACTCCGATGCACTATTCTCGATGGGTAGAGCAACAGAAGTAACTAGAGACGAACTAAAGTTCTACAAGTTTATCGTAAGACTTCGTGGTAGATTCAGTCAGCTATTCAATCAAATCCTAGAGAAGCAATTAGTTCTTAAAGGTATTATGTCGCTTGAAGAATGGCAAGCTGTTGCCAATCGAGTCAAGTATGACTTTGCTAAGGACAACTATTTCACCGAACTCAAAGATGCTGAAATCCTTCAGGGTCGCTTCAACCTATTAATGACTGCTGATCAGGGTGGATTGCTAGGTAAGTATTACTCACATACATGGGCTAGAAAGCAAATTTTGAAGCAATCCGATACTATGATTGAGGAACAGGATGAAGAAATTAGCGAAGAACAATCCGATCCTCGCTGGTCACCACCAATGGAAGATGGCCAACAAGATGATGGGCAAGACCAGCAAGATGATCAGAGCGGAGATGATAATGATCCTGAAAAGGAAAAGCTTGAAGAGCTAAGACAGGCTATACAAGTCAAGAAGCAAATGGAAGAGAAGGGTGCCAAAAATAGAACACCCCGGGATGACTCTAAATATAGATCAGCCCTAATGCTTCTCACTAAAAACAAAGAACTATTAGACAAGTATCAGGTTTGAAGGAAATGCTAACCATGGCAGAAATCGAATATACACTAGCTGATCTAGTAAAATTCAGCTCAGAAAAGAAACCAACTGAGTTTAATTCAGCATTTAATAGCTTGATGGCAGGAAGAGTCCAAGCTGAGGTTGAATCTAGAAAGCTAGAGATTGCACAGACAATGTTCAATCCTCAAAACAAGGGTGAAGCTTAATGCCTAAGTCACTCAAAGAAATTTTAGCCGGAGTAAAGAAGTCAACCGTGGTATCAGGTTCGACTGGTACTAAACCTGGTGTTGATTATATGCCAAAGGCCAAAGACGAACAAGATTTTGTAACTCAGCATAAGACCGAAAAACACGAAGACAGAGTAGGCAATGGTGATGATGTCTATAAGGCTACTAACGTTAAGTATGCTCTGGAAGATGACGAAGATCACGGTCATAAGTCCCCAAAGGATAAGAAGGTCTATGATCGTGGTAAGACTGTAACTGAGGAAAAGAAGGCAAAATCGCTTCGTTCTATTGTTAAGAAAACAAACGAACAGTCCGCTCCTGTAGAAGGCGGCATTGACTATTCTTCTGGTCTTGTTCGGAAAACTTTACCTAGTTACTCAGTCGATGTGAATACTGGGAGGAACGTATGAATATCATAAAGCCCCTGTCTCAATCCATTACCTTTAGTGCGACTCCTAATACAGTGAATAATGCTACACTAGTATACATTACCGGTAGTATTCATGGTACGACTCACAATACTCTGATCACAATAACCTCTAATACTGGAGTTGTTAGAGGTTCATTCGCACTACCGCCAGAACAGTACATTGCACTAGAAAAAGTAGCTACTGATACTATCACCGCAAACGTTGATATTATCGCTACTAAAATCGCTTATAAGAGCTAAAAGAAGAAACGAAAAATGAAACTTATTACCGAACTAACAGAACAAGTCGAATACATCACCGAGGCTAAAGAAGATGGTACTAAGACTCATTATATTGAGGGTATCTTTCTTCAGGCCGAGAAGCCAAATAGAAATGGCCGAATCTATCCGATGGGTGTAATGGAAGCTGCCGTATCGAAATACATCGACACTCACGTGAATACAAACAGAGCTTATGGTGAACTCGGGCACCCTGCTGGTCCACAGATTAATCTAGATCGTGTATCTCATCTTGTTACTGAACTCAAGAAAGTCGGTACTGATTATCACGGTAAAGCCAAGATTACAGAAACACCAATGGGAAATATTGCCAAGGGTCTTCTTCAGTCGGGCGCTAATCTAGGTGTTTCCTCCAGAGGTCTCGGTTCACTAAAAGAGAATAGAGGTATAATGGAAGTTCAGAATGACTTTCGCCTTGCTACTGCGGCTGACATTGTAGCCGATCCTTCTGCTCCTGATGCATTTGTTAAGGGTGTCATGGAGAACGTAGATTGGGTCTATGATGCTACCAAAGATGTATGGTACCAAGAGAAACTTCATGAGACTAGATCTAAGCTGAAAAGAATGACTATGAATGAAATTGAACAGACTAGACTTGGTATCTTCGAGAGCTTTGTTCATAGACTTTCTAAAAATCAAAAACAATAAATAGTAATTATTTTGTAGAGGAGACAACTAATGTCAGAAAAGATTACACAAGAAGATTTCGATATGCTTCCGGAAGAAATCAACCAGGAAACTTATGATTCACTTGATGAAGAAGAACAGGCTCTTTATGAACTAGATAAGAAGACTCTTGGTAGTTATGTAAAGAAGGCTACAAAAGACGTTCACAGTAGAGCAACAGATTTAGCTAAAGCCGGTAATATTCTATTGATGAAGCCTGAAATGATGGATAAAGCACAGAAATTTTATAACAAGACACAGAAAAGAATCTCTTCAATTGATAAAGCTACTGATAAGCTAACCAAGGAAGAGACAGAGGAACTTGATGAAGCCAACTCACTAGGTGCAGAAACTCTCCGTCCCGGCTCACGCTCCTATGACGACCCAAAGTCCAAGGTCGAAGCCATGAAGTCAATCCTGTCTGCCGTAAATGGTATGACAAAGGAAGACATGACTAAGTGGTTCCATCAGTCTATGGCTCTTATCGGCAAGGAAGCTTCACATCTGCCAGCTAATGCCACAGCTGATCACAACCAGGGTTCTGTTGACATGACAACTGGCAAGGGTCCAAAGACTCGTGATCCAATGCCAAAGATCTCTGTCAAGGAAGACGTCGAAGAGATGTTCGACGGTCAGGATCTTTCCGAAGAGTTCAAGGAAAAGGCATCTACTCTATTTGAAGCCGCAGTAGCTGCACGTCTAAATGTGGAGATTGCCAGACTCGAAGAAGCCTATGAGGAAACCCTAGAGGAAGAACTCCAGGAAATTCAGGAGCAACTTGAGACTAACCTTGATTCATACCTCAGCTATGTAACTGAAAAGTGGATGGAGCAGAATGAAGTTGCTATCGAATCTGCTCTTCGCAACGAAGTAATGGAAGAGTTTATCACGGGTCTGAAGGGTCTGTTCAATGAACACTACATTGAAATTCCCGAAGATAAGGTAGATGTTATTGAATCACTAGCTGCTAAGATTGAAGCCCTAGAGGAAGCACTAGATGAATCAATCAATGAGAATGCAGAGCTTAAGTCGACTATCCTAGAAGCCAATAAGCAGGAAGTACTTGACGAGCTTGCAGAAGGTTTGACGATGACTCAGGCTGAAAAGTTCTTTGCTCTGGCAGAGGGTATTGAGTTTGAGGGTGACCTTGATCTCTATGCACGGAAGCTTGCAGTCGTGAAGGAGAACTACTTTACTAAGTCTGTAACAACTTCTAATCTAGAAGAAGAGACATTCGAAAGTGGGGCTATCAATGAGTCTACCACGTTCGTAGATCCTTCTGTGAGCAGATATGTTCAGGCAATTTCTAGAACCGTGAAGAAGTGATTTTGATAAATAACTTACAACTATCCAATAAACAATAAAGGAGTATACTAAATGTTTCTTAACGAAGACTTGCATCGTAAGTGGTCTCCACTACTTGAGCATGCCGACCTACCTGCTATCAAGGACAACCACAGACGCTCAGTAACTGCAGTTGTACTAGAGAACACCGAAAAGGCTTTACGCGAAGCTGCAATGCATGGTCAGTTCCAGACACTAACTGAAACATCAGTTGGCGCAATGAACGCTATGGGTGGCTCTAGCTCAACTGCCGGTACAGGCTCAATCGATACGTTCGACCCTGTACTTATTTCTCTAGTTCGTCGTGCGATGCCCAACCTCATTGCATATGACGTAGCTGGCACACAGCCAATGACTGGTCCAACCGGTCTTATCTTCGCCATGCGCTCACGTTATGGTAACACTGCTGCTCTTGGTAACACAAGCGTAACTGGTAATACCCGCGCTGGTTTCGAGACCTTCTACAACGAAGTTGATACTACATTCTCGTCTGTAACCACTGGTGCTAACACCTTCGGCCAGAAGTTTGTGGGCACAATTCCTGGTGCAACTAATACGTCACCAATGACAGCCGTTAATACCTACAACACAGGTACGGGTATGTCAACAGCTCAGGCTGAAGCACTCGGTGCCGATGCTAATGCTGCATTCCCACAGATGGGTTTCTCAATTGAGAAGGTAACTGTAACAGCCAAGAGCCGTGCTCTAAAGGCCGAGTACACAATGGAACTAGCACAGGATCTAAAGGCAATCCATGGCCTTGATGCTGAGACTGAGCTAGCTAACATTCTCTCTGCCGAAATTCTAGCAGAAATCAACCGTGAAGTTGTTC